TTATGGTGGAGCTATTATGAAGCTTTTAAATGATATTTATAATTTAATTGATGTTGAAACCAACGGTACTATACGCGCAAGAGTTTTAAGTTCTTCGTCTGTAACATCAGAGGTAACATCATCAGCATTAACTGTAGGTAATTGGTATCATATAGTTTGGACCGGAAATACAGCTAGTGGGGTTTCTTTATATATAAATAATTCATTAATAGGCAATTCCGCTTGGGATGGTACTTTTTATACATATACAAACTCAAACTATAAGTATAATAGATTAGGCTACCAAAACCAAAGTGTAGCAAGCTTAGTGGGTGAGATTGACCAAGTTCGTTTTTTTAATAGATTAGTAACAAGCGCAGAAGTATCAACGCTTTATAATGAGTCTAAGGAAACAACAAATACTTTACAAATTTTAGGAGATTCTTCTTGCTATGCAACATACACTTTAAATAATAATGTTAATGACCTATCCGGTAATTATAATGCAACTTCTTCTAATTTAGTTTATACAAATATTAACGGCGCACCAACAAACGTAGACTTTGGAATTGGAGGTAAAACATTATACGGTGCAAGGTTTAATGGGAGTAGTAGTTATATAGAAAGTAATATTTTACAATCTACAAATATAACTTTTAGCTATTGGTTTCAAACAACAACAATAGGTGAGCGAGAATATATAATGGGATTTAATACTTCTGGTTCGCCAGGATATATTAACACAAGATTGAATGCTAATGACACTATAGGGATTGTTTATTGGAATGGAACTACTTATGCAGCAGTATCTTCTTCTGCAATTACAAGAGATACAAACTACAACCATATCTGTATAACTATTAGCGGAACAAGCTACGCTATCTATTATAATGGAAGTTCAATAGGTTCAGGTACTCTTTCAGGTTTTACAGCATCAAGCAGAACTGATTTTGTTATGGGGCGTGATACGCCATCAGGAGCAGCAGGTTATATGAATGGTTCATTAGACCAAGTAAGAGTATTCTCTAAAGCGTTATCATCTGCAGAAGTTGGTAAACTTTATGGCAATGGTGCGGGTGAAATTGCTTGTGAGTATACGGCTACAACAACTGATATAAATTATCCTGTAGCAAATTTAGCATATTATAAATTAGATAATAATAGTAAAGCTTTAGGCTCAAACGCAACAGGCAAATTTAATCAAGGGGCTAGGTTTGTTGGAAATTCAACCGGTATTGAGAATTCAACTTTACAATTAAGTTCAACAGCACATTCTGTATCTATTTGGATAAAGCCTGAGGATGTTGGATCAGGTAAGTGGCAGATTGCATTTGGATCATATTTTAGCGGTGGACCGACTTTTACTTTAGGTAAAAGACCTGACCGAACAACATCTTTTCATTACAGAAATGAGTCAAGCAATGAGGTATATTTTACTTTATCAACAGCAAATATTTGGTATCATATTGTTGTGACAAGAAATAACAGCGGCTCTACGGTATATGTGAATGGGAGTTCTGTTGCTACTGACTCAAATTCTATGGGTTCTTATTCCTATAGTGGTTATCAAAAATGTGTAATAGGATCAATGCCTAATTATCCGGGAGAATATTTTCCCGGAACAATAGACCAAGTCAGAGTATATGATGTAGCATTAACAGCTACAGATGTTGCTAATTTATATAACAACGAAACGGTAAGTACAGCTAATACATTGGCATTCCCAACTGGTAAAACAGCAATAGCAACATATAAATTGGATGGAGATGGCGTAGATATATCCGGCAACCATAGTGGCGTTGGAGATAGTAACGTAAAGTATGATTACAGCGGAACAGATACAAATATAGAGTACAGGTTTGGACGCTTTGGTCAAGCTGCAGTGTTTAACGGAAGTAGTAGTTATATAAGTGCTGGTAACCCTAATTCCGAGGGTGGTGCAAGAAGCTTTTCAGCCTGGATTAAAACTACCTCTACAGCATTTCAGAGTATAATAACTAATGGAGGGGCCTCTCACGCTAGCGGGTTAAATATGTTTGTTTATAATAATAAATTATATTCTACTTCAGGCAAAGGCAATGGAGAAAATTATGGGCCAACTTCAAGCGAGAGTATAAATACAGGGAGTTGGGTTCATTGTGTTCTTACAATGAGCGGCACCGCAATTGGTTCAACTCTTAAAACTTATGTTAATGGAGCTTTAGATGGTACTCACACTACAACCATATTAATTACTGATACATATGATGCTTTTAGAATAGGAGGAAGATATATAAACGGGTCATATGCGGCGGCATGGTTTAATGGGCAAATAGACCAAGTGAGGATTTTTAATTCTGAACTTACAAGCTCTCAAGTAACCCAACTTTATAACGAAAAACCTGAAACAGATACATCTAACTTTAAGACTGTATTGTATGGGGGGAATGGTGGAACTAATTTTATTTCTAATGTAGGAATGGACTTGGAAACTAATGGCGGTTTAGTTTGGCTAAAAAATAGAGATGGAGGTAATAGAAACCACAGATTATTTGATTCTGTAAGAGGTGCAACAAAAGGTCTTTATAGTGATTTGCCTAATCAAGAATTTACAGAAAGTGGTTTAGATTCATTTGAAGATAATGGTTTCTTTTTAGGTTCTGCGGCAGGGGTAAATGCCAATAATGAATCGTTCGTAGCTTGGACTTGGAAAGGCGGAGGCGATGCAGTAAATATTGGAGTAAATTCAATTACAGGCTCTACACCTTCTATTGCTTCAGATGTCAGTGCGAACGTTGACTCTGGCTTCAGCATTGTAAATTGGTCAGGCAGTATATCTTCAGATGCTCAAACAGTTGGACACGGACTATCTTCTCCACCTGAACTCGTAATATTAAAAAATAGAGATGTATCTGATAATTGGTATGTTTTCGTAAACGGAGTTACATCTACTTCACAAAATTTAAAATTAAACACAGACGATGGTGTTGCAAGTACTTCTACAATGTGGGGTGCAGGGATGACTTCTACTGTTGTAGGCATAAGACCTGGTAGTTTTGTTTCGAGCACATCTAATAAGGTAATAATGTACTGCTTCCATTCAGTAGCAGGATATAGTTCCATTGGGACATATAACGGGAATGGTTCAACAACAGGCACTATTGTTACTTTAGATTTTGCTCCAAGTTTTGTTATGATTAAAGGAACTGACCAGACCTCTGATTGGATTATGATTGACAATAAAAGGGACACTACAAATCCAAATTCAGCAAGAATAGATGCTAATAGCCTTGGTGATGAATATACTGGAGAAAATATAATGGATTTAAATTCTAATGGGTTTCAGTTAAAAACATCAAGTGCATCAAAAAATGGACTTAATAAAGTTTTTATATATATGGCATTTAAATAAAATTAAATATGGCTAAAAAACGTTTTAAAGATACCGGCGTTGGGAAGTTCTTATTAGAAAAAATTCCTAACGTCGTTGGCGCAATAGCAGGTGACACGCCTGTAGGTTCTGTAATACAAGCTATTATAGGCGGCTCTGATATGTCGGAGGCTGATAAAAGAATTGCACTTAAAAAATTAGATATTGAAAGAGCGGAAATAGACGGCACAACTAAGCGCTGGGTGGCGGATGCAACTTCAGGATCGTGGCTTGCGGCAAATGTTCGTCCTTTAACTTTAGTATTTTTAACAGTAAGCTATGTAGCCGGCTGGTATATGGGCTACCCCTTAGATTCAATTACAGGTTTACTTACAATTGTAATTGGCGGTTATTTCGGCTCGCGAGGAGTTGAAAAAGTATTTGGAAACAGCAAACATCAAAAATGAGCGACTTAAAAATTTACGGCATAAACGTCGGAGCGGTAGCCTTTTCAGCACTGCCTAACATCAACCCCACTTTGCAAACCGTGGTACTGGTTATGACAATAATATATACTGGGATGAATATTTATATAAAATTAAAAGATAGAAATAAAAAATGAAATACTTTGAGGAATCTGAGTTTAACGGCTTTGAAATGATGGACGAAAAACTTCTTTCAATGTTAGATGAGCTGAGAGAAGCTTATGGGTATCCAATAAAAATTACATCTGACTACAGAAGCCCAGAACACCCCATAGAAGCCGCAAAAAAACAACCGGGCGAACACGCATACGGTGCTGCTGTGGACATTGAAAGTGTAGGCGGAGAAAAAACATTTAGATTAACAAAAGCAGCAATTGAAGTTGGCTTTACTAGAATAGGTATTAGCAGAAAAAGAGGATTTATGCATTTAGGTATTGGATACCCCGGTGCGCCTGATACAACAATTTGGACATACTAAAATGAAATTAATTAGAAAAATATCAATTGGCCAAGATTATAAGAATGAAGCAATGCATTATTCTGTTGGTCAAGAAGTTTACGGTGGTCATACAATATCTGACATACTAGAAGAAGAGGGCGCTTATAAAATATTTATTAAAAAAAATGACGAGATACTTCCATGGAAACATTTTAATTCAAACATGGCTGTATCTGTTGAATACAATTTAGACTATTAATGCGATCACTTTACAATTATATTATATATTCTGAAAATAGATATAACAACTCTACTAAGGTAGAAGACAAAGAACTTATACTAAATACAGAAATATCTGAAAGAGATTTTATGTATACCAATAGAATAGGCAAAGTTATTTCTGTTCCGATGTTAGACAAGTCTGAGCTAAAAAAAGGTGATCAAGTTTTATTGCATCACAATGTTTTTAGAAGGTGGATTGATATTTATGGAAAAGAAAAAGATTCATCTAGTTTTATTACAGAAAGCCAATACTCAGTATCTCCAGATCAAATATATGCATATAAAAGAAACAAAGATTGGAAGTGTTTAAACAATTATTGCTTTGTTAAGCCTATAAAAGACGATTCTAAATGGAGCGTTTTAAAAGAAAAAGAATTGTTTGGAGAGCTTGTGTATAGCAACGAGTATTTAAAGTCATTAGGATTGTCCTTAGGAGACGTGGTGGGGTTTACACCTGATTCAGAATACGAATTTAATGTAGACAATCAAAAATTATATAGAGTTTTATCAAATCAAGTTACAGTAAAATATGGATCGAAGGAAAAAAGTAATTGAAGCATCAGAAATTGCTTTAATTGAACTTGACAAAGTTATAAGACAAAAAATAAATTTAGTTGAATTAGAACCTGAGAAAGCAAAAATAGCAGCGCAGGCTAAATGGGTGGCAATTGAAGACTCATTTAAAATTATAGAAAAAATAGAAGAGTTGTCGTCAGATAAAAAAACTGAAGACAAAGCAAAATTTTTAGGTGTAGAAGATAGAATAAAATAATGTATAAACAATCACTTTATAGCATTACCAGAGATCACCTCGATACTAAAGAAGTAAGAAAAAAAAATAGGCTTAAAAAATATAAGTACGGCTACGACGATAATTTAGATTGTGTAGTCATAAGTAAAGACGGTACAATCGGAGATATATATGAGGTTCAAGGTCTTAAGATAGCAATACCTCAAACCCCTGAAAAAATAGATGGTCAAAAGCTAAAAGCTGAAGATCAAGTATTTATAAGAAGGGAAAGACCAGAATCTTTAAAAAGAATAAGATCAATACATGAATTTAAAAACCATCCAGAACAAACTAAAGAACAATACTATAAATATATTGATGTTGAGTTTAATCATAGGAATGATGGGTATTGGTTCATGTGCAACAGTGAACCGTGTTACATTACAGGGTCACACTATATGTACCTCAACTGGACAAAGATTGACGTGGGTGCGCCCGAATTTAGGCAGGCAAACAGAATATTCTATTACTTTTGGGAAGCCTGTAAGGCGGACTATAGGTGTTACGGAATGTGCTACCTCAAGAATAGACGGTCTGGCTTTAGCTTCATGGCATCATCAGAAACTGTTAATGTGGCTACGACGTCAAGAGACTCGAGGTTTGGTATATTATCAAAAACAGGTGCTGATGCGAAAAAAATGTTTACCGACAAGGTTGTACCGATCTCGGTAAATTATCCATTCTTTTTTAAACCCATACAGGATGGTATGGAAAGACCAAAAACAGAGTTGTCTTATAAGTTACCATCAAGAAGATTAACCAGAAATTCTTTTAAAGAATCAGATGATGAATTATTAGGACAGGGTTTAGATACAACAATTGACTGGAAAAATACAGGGGATAATAGTTATGATGGAGAAAAACTAATACTATTAGTTCATGATGAATCCGGTAAATGGGAAAGACCTGATAATATATTGAACAACTGGAGAGTTACAAAAACTTGTTTAAGATTAGGAGCTAGAGTTGTTGGCAAATGTATGATGGGGTCTACATCTAACGCCTTAAATAAAGGTGGTGATAATTTTAAAAAATTATATTATAATTCAGATGTTGACAAACGAAATAAAAATGGACAGACTTCAAGTGGATTATATTCTTTGTTCATACCTATGGAATGGGGCTACGAAGGGTTCATTAATAAGTATGGATACCCTGTGTTCGAAACACCATCATCTCCGGTTGAAGGAATTGATGGAGGCCTCATTCGTGCGGGAGTTATTGAGCACTGGGAAAATGAGGTAGAAGGATTAAAGAATGATGCGGATGCATTAAACGAATATTATAGGCAGTTTCCTAGAAGTGAAAAGCATGCTTTTAGGGATGAAACATTACATTCTTTATTTAATTTAACAAAAATATACGAGCAAATAGATTACAATGAAGAAATGACTTCAAAAGGTTATGTTGCTCGTGGAAGTTTTTCTTGGAAAAACGGAATAAAAGATACAGAAGTAATTTGGACGCCCACTAAAAACGGCAGATTTTTTGTTAGCTGGCTCCCTAAGTTGGAACTTAGAAATAATATTGTTGAAAAAAACGGTATTAAATATCCCGGTAATATAAACTATGGAAACTTTGGTTGTGATAGTTATGATATTTCTGGCACCGTAGGAGGTGGCGGATCTAATGGTGCGTTGCATGGCTTAACAACATTTTCAATGGATCCCAACTTTCCATCTAGCAAATTCTTTTTAGAATACGTAGCAAGACCACAAACAGCGGAAGTTTTTTTTGAAGATGTT